CTGTGTCTCATCACCTTAACCAGCGGTTGCCAGTAAGTTTATTCAGTCACTCCCATGTTGCGTCCAACAAATATAGCATAGCATGTAAAAAATATTTGTCAAGCCTTTATCATAGCAACGTTTTTTTGAGGAAACCATAATATATCTATTTCCGTATCGTTATAAGTTTTTATTGCCTCTTGAGGTGTTTCTATTAATGGTTTACCTGCCAAATTAAAACTAGTATTTAATAATACGGATACATCCGTAATTTTTTTAAATTCAACTAAAACTTTATATAAATGCATTATGCTTTGATTAACTGTCTGTATTCTACATGTATTATCTACATGTGTGACACCTGGTATTTTTTTACTTTTAACTGGAAATGATAGAGTCATCTCTGGGCAACTTTTTACATTATATAATTTAAAATAATCTTTAGCATCTTCCTCAAGTACAACAGCAGCAAAAGGTCTGTACCACTCTCTGTTCTTTATCTTATTGATTACTTTTTTTGCCTCTGGATTTCTTGCATCATACAATATTGATCTATTTCCAAGTGCTCTAGGTCCAACTTCAGATTGTCCATTAAACACAGCGACAGTTTTACCTTCAGATAAAAAACTTGCAATGTCTTTTTCTGATACATGTTGTCCTTCTATTTCACTTAAATCATGATTTATGTGATTAAAAAAAGTATGATGAGGAATCTCTAGATTATTTCCTAACATTTTTTTATGAAATAATAATGCAGTCCCTAAAGTTATACCAGTATCATCTGAAATTGGTTCAAAGTAAAAGTCTACTTTTGGAAGACTTTTGACCAAAAAACTATTAGTAACAACATTCAAAGCATATCCACCTGCAAAACAAACTTTTTTTACTCCTGTTTTCACAACATACTTTTGAACTAATCTAAGAATTTCTTCTTGAGTTTGTTTTTGAACTTGAAAAGCATAATCAGCATAGAACTGATAATTGTCTTCACTTATGTTATCTGTTTTTTTATCATAAAATTCTTTAATATAAAATGCTTCATCATATCCATCATAATTTTTAAAAAAGAGTTTACTATCAACAACCCCGTCATTGAAAAAATTTTTAAAATTTAAGTCTCTTCCATAGGAAGACAGTCCCATGATTTTTCCATTCTCATGAACTCCTTGACCAATTAAAGTTGTTGCAGTTTCGTAAAGTTGGGTTATACCCATACTACTATCACATCTTAAATCACATCTATATTCTTTTAATTTATTGTGTGTATCTAAATCATATAACTTTTCTATTCCAAAATTTTTATATATGTCTTGAGTATTGTATTCTTTATCAATATAAATTATGCTTTCTACTTCAAATATTTTTTCATCTTGAGTTCCGTTTCTATCTATTACAAATACAATAGACTCATCAAATTTACTTTTTTCAAATGATAGAATGGCATGAGATTTATGATGTTCTTTATCATTTATATAAATTTGACAATCAAATGCTTTTTGCAACCAAGGTGCAAGAGTATCTTCAATGTAAGGATCATTAACTATATTTGAGTTTATGAGTGCTACATCTACTTTGAAATCATTTTTTAAAAGTTGAGATATTCCTTTTACAATTCCAGAGTCTCTTTTTAAACCAGATAATCTTTCTTCCTTTAAAAAATATTCTAATTTATTGTCAACAAAATATGCAATACTAGCATCGTGAGATGCTAAAACTGATAGTACATTCATTATAAAAATTAATCTTCTTTTTTCTTCTTCGCTCCAATATTATACTTTGTTTCTAATATCCAATCACCTTTATCTTTAAATGATAATACTTTGATTTGATTTAAAGGTGCGATGTCTTGTATTCTTACTACATCGACCACACCAACCAATCCCCAATCAGCAAGAAGCTGAGCAATACGGTTGCGACGCTGAACATCATTAGAAGTAAGGTTAGCGTGTTTTCCATCAAGAGCAAAAAGTTCTTTAAAGTGGACAAGATAATACCTTCCCTGTTTATGAAGTATGTGACAACTTTGATATATCTTCTTTTCTTTTCTACTTGCTACACCAATTCTTGTGAGAGTTTCTCTGACTTTTAGGAAATCATCTGGTTCATTTAATGTAACTTCAATCATTTGGTCGGGAGACCATGCCACTTCAGGTTCTTTAACAACACTCATTTCGCTCCTCCAGTATCAAATTTAGATTTTATAAAGTTGAGTTGTTTTTTTGTCAGAATTTTTAAAGCTTGTTTTGCTTTTTCGTTACTATAACCATAATAACGTTTTACATAATCAAGGTCTTTAATCATATCCTTACGAAGCCAAGGAGAGAATCTCTTCTTAGTTCTGAGGGTATTTATATAAAAATCGTATTGCATACGCTTTGGTAAGAAATTATACTTATTCATTTCGTTTGCAAAAAGAACTGCATCTAAGTGTCCAGAGAAACAACGATTAATAATATATGGAGGATAATCTTTCTCTACTAAAGGGTCTTCGTCTATTAAGTTTTTCTTTGTTTGGTTAATTGAATTCAACCAGTCTTTAAGTTCCATCTTCATTATCAAAATAATTTTCACAAGAGCAAACAAGATTACGATCCCCGTAAACATTGTCGATTCGTGATATCGCTGGCCAAAACTTATTTGTTTGGTTTACTGGATATGCTGCTTCTTCACGACTATAATTATACTCCCATTTGTCTGAACTTACAACCCTCGCAGTATGAGGTGAGTTTTTCAAGATATCTTTATTCTTATCAATCTCTCTACGTATACTTACCATTGCTGCACCGAACCTTTCAAGTTCATATAAAGATTCACTTTCAGTTGGTTCAACCATCACTGTTCCCGTAACTGGCCAAGATAATGTAGGTGCATGAAAACCATAATCCATTAATCTCTTTGCTACATCTTCAGCAGTAATACCTTCAAAGTGTCTGACATCAAATATACATTCGTGTGCAACCCTTCCATTATTACCTTTGTATAATACTTTGAAGAAAGGTTCAATACGATGTACTAACCAGTTTGCTGTAAGTAAAGATACCTCACTTGCTTTTCTAAGTCCATCAGCACCCATCATTCTTATATACATCCAACTGATAGGAAGTATTGATGCACTACCTTGAACTGCTGCTGATACACGATGATGCATAAAAGGAACAAGATGTTCTGCAACACCAATCGGACCAACACCAGGACCACCACCACCGTGAGGAATACAGAATGTTTTGTGTAAATTCATATGACATACATCTGCACCATATTCACCTGGTTTTGCAAGTCCGACTTGAGCATTAAGATTTGCACCATCAAGATAAACTTGCCCACCATTTTCATGAACAATTTTACAAATCTCTCTAACAGTTGGTTCAAATACACCGTGAGTTGATGGGTATGTAATCATAATACAAGACAACTCAAGATAGTTCATAAGTGCTTGCTTTTCTAAATCTTTTAAATCAATATTACCTTCATCATCACACTTCACAGGAACAATCTTCATACCTGCCATCACTGCTGATGCAGGATTCGTTCCGTGTGCACTTGTAGGTATCAAACAAACATTTCGGTTTGCATCACCATTGCTCCGATGATATTCTTGTATTGCAAGTAGACCTGCATACTCTCCCTGTGAACCTGCGTTTGGTTGTAATGATACTTCAGCAAAACCAGTGATGTCACATAACCATTCTTGTAAATCAAACATAATTCTTTGATAACCAAGTGTTTGATGGTCAGGTGCAAATGGATGCATATTTGCAAACTCATTCCAACTTACAGGCATAAGTTCTGATGCTGCATTCAGTTTCATAGTACAACTTCCAAGTGGCATCATACCATTTACAAGTGAAAAATCTTTAGATACTAGTTCATTGATGTATCTCATCATATCAGTTTCACTATGATAACGATTAAAAACATCTTGTCTTAACCAAGGTTTTGTTCTTTCAGGAGTAAGTATCCATCTATAATTACCTACTGCATCAACAATATGATCGATAGTATCATATTTGTTAACCAGATCCTGTTGTGAATTTAATAATTCTTTGATTTCATCTAAAGTTGTTAGTTCATCTAGAGTTATGATGGTATGATCATCTTCATATCTAACATTGTAATTTTCCAATGCCAAAAAACTTTTAAATCTAACAGTATCAAAACCTTCAGTTTTATCAACCTCAATACCTAACCAAGATAAACCTGTAATTAAAATTTCACGATAGATTAAGATACGAGTTGCAATATTTTTAAGACCTTCTGCTCCGTGATATGCAGCATAAAATCCTGCCATATTTGCAAGTAAAGCTTGTGCAGTACAAATATTAGATGTTGCTTTGTCTCTTCGTATATGCTGCTCTCTAGTCTGTAATGCAAGTCTAAGTGCTTTATTACCTTGAGCATCTACAGATTGTCCTACGATTCTACCAGGTATTTTTCTTTTATACTTATCTGTAATTGCAAAGAACGCTGCATGTGGTCCGCCAAATCCCATTGGAACTCCAAATCTTTGCATACTACCAACTGCAATATCAAATCCCATCTCTCCTACGGGTTTCATAAGAACCTGACATAGTGGATCAACAATCGCAATTTTCATACACTTATAAGCTTCAGCACATCTTAAAAATCCATCATGATATTTTAATGCTCCATGATTATTTGGATACTGAATTATAAGACCAAATGCATTTTCTAGTGATTCCAAATCAACAAGTTCATCTAAATTAACTTTAACTATGTTAATACCTAATGGTCTTGCTCTTGTGAGCAATACTTCTAATGTCTGTGGAAATATTTTATCATCAACTATAAAATCTTTTTTCTTACTTTGACTATGAGCAAGTAACATTGCTTCTGCAGCAGCAGTTCCTTCATCTAATAAAGATGCGTTTGCAACTGGAAGTCCAGTAAGTTCAGTAATTAGTGTTTGATAATTAAATAATGCTTCTAATCTACCTTGAGATATTTCTGCCTGATAAGGTGTATAAGAAGTATACCAAGCAGGATTTTCAAATACATTTCTCAGTATTACTGGAGGTGTGATTGTTCCATAATATCCTTGTCCGATTAGACTTCTCTTGACAATATTATGTGAAGCAATATCTTTTAATTCTGCAAGTGCTTCTTGTTCGCTACATCCATCTGGTAAATTACTATCACCACGAAGTAAAATGGAGTCTGGTACGATTTCTCTTACCAATTCATCAATGGTAGATAGACCTAAATCAGCAAGCATTTTGCGTTGTTCTGATTCTGAAGGTCCGATATGACGTTGAATAAATTCTGACATACTAGCCGCTAATCATTTCCTCATCCATAGTTTTATTTCGGATGACAATAGTATTGTTTTCATAGTCAGGATAAAACTCCAAAATGTCATCATTATCCCAACACATCTCTTCATAAAGCATATTAAGTTTCTTCATGTCCTGATACATATCT